CAAAAACATTGGCCTCGGTTTAAAGTGCTAACATCGCCATTGACTTGACAAGTGGGTTTATGACTTCCTTGTTGGAATCATAAAAATTCCACGCCTTGCCAAAGAAATTGGCTACCTTGGGCATCACTCTTTTCAACCAAACAAAGTGCTCGGGATTTCCTCGACAAGGATTGATCCCACACAATTGATCAAGGACAGAGTCAATGCAAGCTTGAGATCCTTTGATCTCAACAAGGTTCCAGAGCTTCGAATCAGTTGTAAACTCATAATTGGTAGTCACGGAAATCTGACCAATAGAGGACGGCTGATTCACGATAGCTTGTGACGGGATGTACTTCCCAGACACAACTATCGCAGGGGGGCTCGCGAGGAGAGACTCGGAAACAGAGTTCCAATCAATGTCCTCAGGGCCATCAGGGAAGTAGCAACACGAGGTTCCCTCATTATATTGCCTTTCAGCCATATTGCTCATCTGAGCGAGAGACTCGTAGTATTGATAAGCACCTACTTCCTGAGTGGGAGTATTCGTGAAAAAACTATCACGATTTCCTCCAGGGAGCAAAGCCGTCGACACGAAACCACCACTGAAGGCTGGGGCTTGGTTAGGTGAGAACGTCACGACCATTGAAACTGGTCGAATTTGCTTGATGATGCCAGTGTCTGATGAATTCTCAACGCCTGAAGTAAACGTTGTAGTCATAGACCAGACAACAGTAGCAGCATTATCACCAGAAATACCATTTCCGGCAATAGTGAGGCTACCAGGTTGACCATTAGCCTGTTGGGCAATGGTCACAAGGACCATGTTGAATGAAACACTGTTTGTAGCAGTGTCAACCAACAAAGTGAACGTGGATCCAGCAGTCACTGTGAAAGTCAAAGGGTTGTTAATAGCACCAACTCCTTCAACGTACAGTGAAAAAAGGTAGGTACCGGGTGGGGGGTACAAAACGGAAGAACCGCTTGTAACTCCGAGTCCGCCTCCTACATCAGTGAGAACTATGTCAAGACCATAGCTCTCAGTCTGGATCCCTTGGGGAAAACCTGACACAGGATCAGGCAATCCAAGGACACCTCCCGCCGTAGCAAGAGATGTCCCAGGCACAGCAGCAAGAAGCGCAGGGCCTTGCTGTGTCATGATCGCGTAATGTCTGTCAAGACGGGGATCCATCCCCTTGGTCTTGGAGACATACGTGTTCGGGTCAGCCCAATTGGTGTCTGAAAATGCAGGACACCCCACTCCAAGCTCAGCAATTGCACACTTGAAGTGGTTCGGTCGATCAAGCCCGCCCATTATTGCTTGGACGAGGACTGTGAACCTACCGGCGTCTGGGTTGGTTCCAGTGAGGTCGGCACATGGGACATCGTAGACAGATGTTGAGCTGAAGACAGAAGTGCCTCGACCGTACGACGTAGGAATTCGAGCCGGACCTGAAGCTGGGTTGATGAGAGATCTCGCGTAGTCAAAGCTAGCTTCACAGTTGATGAGGAGAGATGCTTTAAGTCCATATTCACCTTGAAGTTCAACTCGCCCGAGCTTACGAACAGGTACGATTTGCCCCTGACCTCGTCTGTTTCCAGACATTCGTCCGGGGTTACCGTAAGCGCCTCCACGTTTGGTGGCGACGACAAGGGCTCGCTCAGTTGCAGCTCTCTTTCGGGCTTTAGCTCGCTGACGCTTGGCTCGATTGCGCTCACGCTTTTCTTCTGCACTGAGGAGATTTTGAACGGCTTGTTTCGCTTGGACATTTCCTTTTCTTGGCATTCGACTCTCAAAGATTTTAAAACAGGAGATATCAATTACTGGATCAAACTGTTCCATGAGATTGTCAAGGGCAACCGCAAGCTGGCCATTCTTACGGCTCTCACGGCCATGATAAAGGAACATCAATGAACGTTTAGGCAAGCGAAAAGAGCGCACAGGATGGTCTTTGGCTATACCCCCGCGCACCTCAAGCGCATCCAAAACCATGTTAACACACCTCCAATCATGAGGTGAAGGAAACATGGCGACAGCTATGCCGCACGCCCTTTCA